TGATATTCAAAACAAGACGGTAGACGTAAAAAACCGGTCTAATACACGGATAGAACACCCGATACTTAAAAAACTGGTAGACCAAAAGATTAACTATCTCCTGTCAAGGCCTTTTACCGTGTCGTGTGACAGCGAACAGTATGCAGAGGCGCTAAACGGCATCTTTGACGATGTTTTCAGGCGCAAGATTAAGTCTTTCGGTAAAGGGGCAATAAAGGCGGGTATATGCTGGCTGCAGCCGTATTTCAACGAAGAAGGCAAGCTTGCTTTTATGCGGATACCGGCAACGGAAATCATCCCCTTATGGAAGGACGCAGAACACACCGAGCTTGATTCCTTCATCCGCATTTATAACCAGACAGTCTATGAAGGCAAGAAAGAAACGGTAGTGGTAAAGGCTGAATACTGGGATGGAACAGGAGTAAAGTATTTTGTCAGCAGGGAAACCGGCACGGGCTTTACTCCTGATGTGGACAAAGGCATTGAATCAAGCCATTTCACGATTGACGGAAAAGGGTATAATTTTGAGCAGCCGCCCATAGTGTGGGTGAAATACAACGAGGAAGAATTACCGCTATACTATTTCATCAAGGAGCTTATAGATGATATCAACTGGCAAACTTCAGTTACTGCCGATGTGCTTAGAGATATTGCTAAATTCATCTATGTGCTGCGCAATTACGGCGGTCAAGACCTGGCGGAATTCATAAAAGACCTCAAAAACCACATGGCAATTAAAGTTACCAGTGAAGGCGGCGTGGATAAGCTTCAAGCAGACTTGAACATTGACGCTGTTATGAAGTTTTTGGACAAGCAGAGGCGGGATGTATACGATTACGGGATGGGGGTGGACACCAAAGACCCGGAGCTTGGCAATGCGTCAGGAACAGCAATTAATTTCAGGTACATGGACTTGGACAATGATTGCAGCAACTTCGCCGTAGAACTAAAAGACGCATTCCAGCACATGAAACCATTCCTTGATACGTATTTGCAGATTATCGGCAAGGGCGACTTCACAGGAGAAACCTTTGATATCATCTTCAATAGCGACATGCCGATTGAGGAAACCGACGTAATTAACAATGTGCGCAATTCCGAAGGTATTATCTCTAAGCGCACGCAGCTTGAAAACCATCCCTGGGTAACTGATGTTGACGCAGAACTAGAACGCATAGAGGACGAAAAGGCAAAGGCAATGGAAAAGTATGGTGCGGGGCTGTTTGATAATATGATGGGCGGTGGTGGAGGTGGCGAGCAGGAGCAATAAACAATACTGGGCTGAAAGGGCCCTAAAGCGCGAGCAGGAATCATACCTAAGAGGCGCACGGCTTACGGCAAAGACGTTTGCAGACTACCAAAGAGCCGCCCGCGATATCCGCAGGCAGATTAATGATTTTTATATCCGGTATGCGAGGGAAAACCGGCTTACCTATGAAGAAGCCGTCAGAATAATGTCCCGCAAGGAACTGCAGGAGTGGAGGGCGGGGCTTGGCGCATACGTGGAAAGGATTAATGCCCAAACAGACCCTATCCTTAAAGCGAAACTGAAAGCCGAACTTGACGCACTGTCTTATAACAGCCGCATATCACGCCTGCAAGCATTAGAAGCTGAAATCAATATGACACTGAACGAACTGTTTGACAGAGGCGTTAAGCAGATGGAACAGGAGTTCGGGGCGACGCTTGAAGAGGCATATTATAAAAAGGTGTTCGATATCCAGCAGCGGGTAGGCTATCAGTTTGAATTCGCCTTGATGAGCAGGGGCATGATAGAAAACATTGTCTCTTATCCGTGGAGTGGGGCAAATTTCTCTGACCGCACATGGAGAAACAAAGACGCGCTACTGTTTAATGTGCGGGAGATACTGACACAAGGCCTGATTCAAGGGAAAAGCCTTCCGGCTATGTCGCAGGAATTGGCTGATAATATGGGACAGTCATTCAAAAACGCGGAAAGGCTTATCCGCACGGAGACAGCACATTTTCACGGCGAAGCCGATAAAAAAGCGTATGAGGCGGCGGGGATAAAGGAATATGAGTTTATGGCGACATTGGACAGCATAACGTCTGACATTTGCGCTTCGCTGGACGGAAAGGTATTCGCCTTGTCCAAAGCGGAAGAAGGAGTTAATTATCCGCCGATGCATCCGAATTGCAGAAGCACAACGATAGAGCATGACCCGGAGGACGCGCAGGACTGGGCGGAAAGTGGCCTGGAAATGCCAAAGAACAAAAAATATGATGATTGGTACAACGAAGAAGTTGCGAGCAGGGGCGAAGAGCGGTTTAAGCAAGACCAAAAACGTGACCGTAACATCGGACAAGACCAGGAACAATACGAAAGGTACAAAGATGTTCTTGGAAAAGACGCACCTAAAACCTTCGCAGATTTTCAAGATATGAAGTATAATAATACTGAAAGATGGAATGACACCAAAGGCTTGTACCGCTACGTCAACAAGCACCCTGAAAGCAATAGAACGTTTTATGAAGTTGATAAATATGTTAAAGGGTTAAAAGCAGAAGGGCTTGTCAGTGTTAAAATGGGCGCTGCTGTGAAGCCGCAGCCGGTACAGTTTGATAATATAGCTGAACACGCTGCAAAGAGACTGGCAGAAAGAAGTATAACAGCAGAACAAGCGAGAAACTATATTGCGAATGCAAAAGTAGCATTTTACCAGGCTGGCGGACAAAAAAGGGGGCTCCTTTCCAGCGAAGGCTTTGCGGTCGTTAACGTCAAGTTAAAGAAACTGGAGACAGCATATCCCGCAAATGAATTCACAGAAGGGATGAAGAAAATCATAAGGGAGGTAGACAGGATTGTCAGATAATGTGTATAGGTGTCCCTTGCTGGACAAAGAGATAAGCGAAGGATATTGCTATGATGTAAACATGGTCGCATACGGCTTAATCAAGCCTTCGGCAATTGATGATGAATTGCCGGCTGGGGCGGCATAGGTATGTGAGGAATGTCCGCATACTCAGCTAACTGAATAAAAGGCAAAACACCAGCCACAACCACCTAAACACAGGTGGTTTTTTCATACACAAAAACGGGCGCCTGTCACCGGAACCGGCAGGAACGCAAAGGGTGTGGAAGTCACCTTAAACACAGCGTGAAAGGAGAAAAACATGATTAACGAGAGCATTAAAAAGATACTGGGCGAAGAACTGTCCCAAAAGGTGGAGGAAGCTTTAAAGGGTAAGGGTAAAGACGGGAAAGACCTTGATATTGTCGTTGGGAACGACGGCAGCTATGTTCCTGCTGTGAAGCATGATGAGGTTAAGGGGCAGGCAAGCAGCGCGGAAGCGGCACTTAAAGCCGCCGCAGAAGCACTAAAAGCAATCGGCGGCACCGGAGACCCCGCAAAGATAGCGACTGATGTAGAAGCGGCCAAAACGACCATTGCAGACCTGCAAACAAAGCACAAAAGCGATATTGCCAAAATGCAGAAGACCACAGCGTTAAAGCTGGCATTAAACAATACTGCCCATGACCCGGAGGACATTATTTCCCGTTTAGAACTTGATAAGGTTGAAGTAGACGACAACGGAGGCCTGAAAACTAAAATTGACGATTTAATCAAGCCTATGAAGGAGAGTAAACCTTATCTCTTCAAAGAAGCACCAAAGCCAACAGACACGACACCGCCCAACATCAAAGGGGTTATCCCTGCGGAACCGGGCAAGAGTGACCAGAACAAAAACACGGCTCTTGACGAAGTAAGAACCTTAATGGGACTAAAGTAAAAAACGAAAGGATGAATGTAAATGCCTATCAACACGCTTGTATATGCAAAGATTTTCCAGCAGGCACTAGACGAACAAATGATTGCAGGTGCTACTTCCGGATGGATGGAAGCCAATGCCGGGCAGGTGAAGTATACCGGAGGTAATGAGATTAAAATCCCCGTTATCTCCATGAATGGACTTGGTGACTACGACAGGAACAGTGGCTTTGTACAAGGCTCTGTTACCCTTGCCTACCAGACCCTAACCATGACGCAGGACAGGGGCAGAACCTTCCAACTGGACGCGATGGATGTTGACGAAACTAACTTTGTTGCCAATGCCACGAATGTTATGTCTCAATTCCAGAGGACGAAGGTTATCCCCGAGGTGGACGCTTACCGTTACAGCAAAATCCATGCTTTGGCTGCTGCTGCCGGGAAGGTGAACGGCACCGGATATACTCCCGCTGCCGGAACCATTCTGGAAGCGTTAAAAGCTGACATTGTGGCTGTTCAGGATATCGTAGGGGAAGGGTATGACCTTATCATTACCATGTCTATCCCTGCCGCTTCTGTCCTGGAACAGGCGGACAAAATCAGTAAGCAGTTGAATGTCACGGACTTCACGAAGGGCGCTATTACGACCAAGGTTTTAAGCCTTGACAATATACCTATCATCAAAGTAAGCTCCGGCCTTATGAAGACTGCCTATGTGTTTAACGACGGGACAACCGTCGGGCAGGTGGACGGTGGATTTGCTCCGGCACTGGGCGCAAAGCAAATTAACTGGCTGATTACTGCAAGAAAATCCCCTGTTGCCGTGTCTAAGACCGACACCATGCGGATTTTTGACCCCATGACTAACCAGAAGGCGCACGCCTGGAAGCTAGACTACCGCAAGTACCATGATATCTGGATTCCTGAAAATGCGCTGGATGGCGTATGGTCGAATATTGGAGCTTAGGGGGTGAC